GAAGCCATGTCCCTAATTACCGCCGCTGTCATCCTGGCTGTGCTCTTGGGCGCTCGCGCGTGGCTGGAATACACCCATGGCTAAGACACTTAATACCTGCCGGCATTGTGTCTACTGGCGGCTCGATAAGCCAGATGACCGTCGAGTGAGGCATTGCCCTGACGGGTTCGGCTCGTGCAATTCTGCCAGCTTCGTGGCCGGCTATGAAGTGCAGTCGTCTTATCATCCTTCGCAAGTGGTGGTCGAGAACGACGAAGGTTGGGCATTTTTCAGCGGCCCGGACTTTGGATGCGTTCACTTTCGTCGGCGTGTGTAGATGTTGGAATACACCCATCGGGCAGGATAGGCGTAAACTAGGCGGAGAAATGCCAGGGCGCGGGCGACCGTTCAAGAAGGGCGAGAGCAAGGGCCGACCGAAGGGTGCGGTGAACAAGGTCACCGGCACGCTCAAGGAGATGATTCTCGAATCGCTCGCCAAGGCCGGAGGGGTCGATTACCTGCTGAAGCAATCGAAGAAGTTTCCCGGCGCCTACCTGTCGCTCATCGGCCGCGTGCTGCCCTTGCAGGTCCATGAGAGCAGCAGCCAGCCGATGATGCCGAAAGTCCCCGTGCATGAGCACCACGACTCCTGACGAAGTGCGTATGGTCTGGCGTGGGGAAGTCTCACGGTTTCTCTGCGACCCAACGCGGCTGATCGATTGCGAGGGCGCGTTTCGCTGCCTTACTCCGTGGACACCCATCCAAACGGGTCACGCCACGCGCCTACTCGGAGAAGTGTTCGGAACGTCTGGTTTCGATGTGCCAACGTGGGACGGAAGCTCTCGATATAGAACGCAAGCCGAGGCCCCATTTCTAAAAGGCTATCGCCCAGCGTTTCGCGTGCATCTGGACAATGGTGAATGGTTTGACGCGACCGATACGCACCGGGTATTGACGCTCTCGGGCTGGCTTTCACTCGGCCAGTTAATTCGTCGCGCAAATGGTCTGCGTTGTTGGGATACACGCCGAGGTTGGCCGGCCAGTTATGTCGCGGATGCCCATCCCAATGATGCGCCACTTCAGTGGTGCCAAGCGGCCGGCCTAACACCACTTCCATTACCAGTCGATGTTCTGGCACGGATTTGGTGGCGATTTTGGCTTGCGGGTGTAGAGGACACCAGATTTCGATATAACCGTGCTTTCCCAGTCGCCGGCCGCCTTTCCAGTCATGATGACGTGGGCCTGGTAGGGAACCATTTCGGCCAGTGCGAAGACCCCACTCCCGCATTCGACGCTGAATGGTGTTCCGCGATACGCCAAGACTGGCGGCGAGTTGCGTCTGCGTCTGACCAGCAGCGACCAGTTGAGCGAAAGATTCTCGGTCAAGAAATAATCGACGTGCTCGGGCCATCTGATGCATTTTTCCCGACATGGCATCCTCCGCTTGTTGGTGCCGTTAGTATAGCATCGGTAATTAGTCTAGGGATACAGCCGATTATTGATTTCACAGTTCCCGCGACCGCGTGTTACGAAGTAGGCGGCGTGGTGCATCACAATAGCGGCAAGACCACGGCCGCACTCTGGAAGGTCTACAACTCCTGCCTAGAGCATCCGGGGATTCACTGGCTGATCTGCCGTTACTCGGACGGCGACACGCAAACGAAACTCAAGCCGCCGTGGCGCGCGATTCTGGAACGGTGCGGCACGGGCGCGACGTGGGACGCGACGGAACTCTGCGACGTGCTACCAAACGGCTCGAAGGTCTATATCTTCGGCATCAAGGCGCAGGATCAGATGGCGCGCTACGGCAAACTGCGCGGTCTCACCCTTGGCGGGATTTACAACGACCAGACCGAGGAACTCCCGAAAGACATCTTCCAGGAGTTCATGGGCCGGCTGTCCCAGCCAGGCGTGCCGCACCAACTGCTCTTGACGCCGAATCCGCCCGACGAGAATCACTGGCTCTGCGCGGAGTTTCCTGAAGACAACTCGCGGCCAGATCGTCGCTACTACTCGATTCCCATTCACGCGAACGCGCACAACCTCAGCCCGGAGACGATCCGCAATCTTGAGGAAGCCTACCCGCCGTCCCATCCCAAGCATCGCAGCGCCGTGCTCGGCCGTCGCGGGCTGAATGTCATCGGCGAGCCGGTCTATGCGGGCGCGTTCGTGCGCGCAATTCACGAGGGGCCGACGACGTTCAACCGGGAACTGCCGCTCGATGAGGCCATCGACTTTGGCAAGCATCATCCCTGCGTGGTGTGGCGGCAGAGCCTCCCAGGTGGCGGTGTGGTCTACCTCGGCGGCCTGATGGGCCAGAACATGTATCTCGAAGACTTCCTCCCGATTGTGCAGGCGCATCGCACGCGCTGGTTCCCGCATTCTGTCGAGATTCGGACCTGCTGCGACCCGGCCGGCGCCAGCGACAATTCACACGGCGTGCGGGACAATGGCATCCAAGTGCTGAAAGCGCACGGATTTAATGCGCGCTATGTGCCGAACTCGAACGCGCCCGACATTCGCTTGGCAATGGTGGAGCGCACGGCCGGCCTGATGCGTCGGCGCACGGCGAGCGGTCGGGAAGCCCTGTGCGTGGATGATACGCGCTGGCTGCGGGTGTCGGGCGATGAGGTCACGACGTGGAAGTTTCTCGCGGATGGTTTCGAGGCTGGCTACGTCTGGGACGAGCATATGGTCAGCGTCGGATCGAAGCAAGTTCGGAAGCCGAAGAAAGACGGGTGGTATGAGCATGGGCAGAACTGCGCCGAGTATTTGGAACTCAACTTCGGCCACAAGCCGGCGCCGAAGAAAGAACGCCCCGCGTCCGTGCTGCCCTACCATCCCCCTAGCGTCTGGGGCTGATGGTGCTACACTATGCCGCAACGAGGCCGCCCATGCTGACCGTAGCCGAACGTGAGCGCATCTACCAGACGGCCGTGAAGCAAATGCAAGAGGCGAAAGCGCCGTCCGATGGCCTATGGACGTTTAAGAAGTTTTGGAACGGCAGCGTTGTGGACCCAGTAGACATGGCGCTCGCCATTGGCGATGCGTGGAATCCATCCATTCATCAGGCTCGACGTGGCTGACTCCAAGCGCGCCCTTGAACGCAAAGCGCAGCGCCCCGCGCGTTCAACCTACGAGACGGACGACGCGGACATCCAAGAGTTGCATGAAGCCTTCGACTACGCGACTGATGCCTGGGCGGATATCCGCGATGCCGCTCAGGTGGATATGCGCATTGTTGGAGGTGATACCTGGGAGCCCGCTGACCGGCAAGTGCGCGAAGACGCTATGCGTCCCTGTTCGTCGTATGACGAGATCGGCCAATATATCAATCAGGTCATTAATGACGTCCGGCAGAACAAGCGCGCGATCAAAGTGACGCCGTTGGGCAACGGCGCGAACGACCAGAGCGCGCAACTCCGCGCGGACCTTTACCGCCAGATTGAATACCGCTCGAACGCGCAGCAAGCCTATACGACCATGTTTGAAAACGCGGTGCAGCGCAGTTACGGCTATCTGCGGTGGAAGCCGCGTTACGTGTCCGCGCGGTCGCGCCATCAGGAACTCCTGATCGAGCCGGTCATGAATCCCGACCTCGTGACGCCCGACCCGGACGGGCTGAAGCCGGACCTGTCCGATATCAAGTTCCTGTTTCTGCAAGAGTCTTGGGCCAAAGCGGAGTTCAAGAAGGCGTTTCCAAAGGCGAAGGTGCAGGACTTCACGATCGATCTCATGCGCCAGATGCCGCGCTGGATTCGGGACGAGCGCATCATGCTGGCGGAATGGTGGAAGATTCGCACCATCCAGAAGAAGCTCGTCTACCTCGACGTGCCGGCCGCGCAAGTGCCAGGGCAGCCACCACAACCCGCGCAAGAACTTGACGTATTTGAGGACGAACTGGCGCAAGTAAGACGCGCGCATCCGCTGGCGACAATTGTCGGCGACCGCTTGGCCGATGTGCCGGAAGTCTCGATGTGCTTGACGAATGGGATCGAGATTCTCAGGGGAACCGAGTGGAAGGGCATCTACATTCCATTTGTCGGCTGTTTCGGCAAGATTCTCTACCTCGACGAAGGGGGCGGGCCCGAGAAGCGCATCCTGAGCGCGCATCGGCTCGCGCAACCCAGCGCGCAACTCTACAGCTTCTGCCGCACGAGCCAACAGGAGCAAGTGGGCCTGAGCACGAAGTTCCCGTATTTCGTGCGGCAAGGATCGCTGTCGCCCGAGGAAGCGCGGAAGCTCGAAAAGTCCTTGCATGAGCCGGTCGGGTTCATTCAAGTCAAGGCGTTGGGCGATGACTTCCCGCCCGGCGTCATGCCCGAGATGCCACAGCGGAATCCCTTTGAACCCGCCATCCAAGCGCTCGAAGTCTTGGCCGAAGGCGCACGGCGGGCGATTCAGGCGGGGATGGGCATCAGTCCGCTCCCGACCTCGGCGCAGCGGCGCAATGAGAAGTCCGGGGTCGCGCTGAAACAGATTGAAACGTCCCAGCAGAAGGGCACGTTTCATTTCGTGGACAATCTCGACGCGGCGTTGACGCGCTGCGCGGTGATCGGCGATGACCTCATTCCCCACTACTACGACGCCGCGCGTGACCTCACCGTGCGGAAGCCGGACGATACGACGACGCAGATTCGCGTGAACGACCCGAACATGCCGGCGGATGCGAAGTCGTCTTACGCGGCTCCGGGTCAAGCGCCGATGCTGTCGGGCCAGGAACAGCACGACTACACGCTGTCCACGGGTCCTAGTTTCGACAGCGAGCGGGAAGCGGCGAATGACTTCGCGGATGTGCTCGTCCAGAATATCGCCACCATCGCCCAGGTATCCGGCCCGAAAGCGGCGGCGAAGATCATGGGCCTCGGCATCAAGCTGAAGAACATCGGCGCGCTCGGCGATGCGATGGCGGAGATTATCTCGCCGTCGGACGACAGTGACCGTCAGTTGCCGCAGTTGCAGCAGGAGAATGAGCAACTCAAGGCGGCCGTGCAGCAGTTGCAGCAGTTGGCCGACGACAATCAGGCGAAGCTCCTGATTGCCAAGGGCAAGGACGACACCGCAAAGGGCATCGCGGAAATCAAGGCTATCGCCGATGCCGACAACAACCGCGCCGACAATGAAACGCGGCTGGCCGTGGCGGAACTGGGCGCAAAGGTGGAACGGCTGACCTTGTTCCTTGAGGAACGCGCCAGGCTAGGCGTGGAATCGCACGAGGTTGGTTCGGCCATCATGGCGCATGAGCACGCCAAGGAACTCGCCGGGATGCAACACGGGCAGGCGATGGAGCAGGGCCAGATCGCGCATGAGCAGGCGCTCGAACAAGCCGCCGTGCCACCGCCACCGATGGAGGGCGGCGTGTAATGCCGGTGTTCCTCGAACGTTTGCTCCAGGCGGCGGCCGCAAAGAAGGGCAAGACGGGCCGCGCGGCGGATCGCTACGTGTATGGCACGATGCAGCGCATGGGGGCGATGCGCGGGTCGAAGGAAACCGCGAAAGGGCGCCAGATGGCCGCGAAACATCGGCGGGAGCACGGCTCTTGACGGGTTCACAGCCGAAAGCGCACAATAGGTCCGCGACATGAGCGATCCCGTCCAGGTTTCCACGGTTGACGCCGCCCCGACCCCCAAGGTCGATGTGCTCGGCTCCCTGTCCGACACGCAGCGCGATCACTGGCTGAAGACGGGCGACCTGCCTGAATCGAAGGTTGAACCGCAGGCACCCCCTCTCAAGGATGAGGTTGCGCCGGTTGCCGACAGCGCAGAACACGCCCCATTGGAGGCGCCTGCGGTTGAGCCTTCAACTGAACCCGCGAAGGTCGCCAAGCCGCGCGACGACATCAAGGCCCGTCTTGGGCAACTCGCCGAACAGCGGCGCATCGAGAAGGAACGGGCCGACCGGCTTGAAGCCGAAGTCGCTGACCTCCGTGCGAAGGTCGCGCCGCCCGCGCCCGTTGCGCCCGCGGTGGAGCCAGCCGAGCCCAAGCTTGACGATTTCCTGTCTGACCCGGACCCCTACGCCGCGTATGCGCGCGCGGTCGGTAAGTGGGAAGCGAAACAACAGATTGCTCAGTTTCAAGCCGAACAGGCCCAGCGCGTCCAGCGTGACCGCGACATCGCCCGCGTGGACGCCGTGATGGCGGAAGGTCCGAAGAAGTATCCCGACTGGGATCTCACGCCACTCCAGGGCCACATGGACGGCCCGAGCGCGGCCTACGTCGCCGCCTTGATCTTTGAAAGTCCCCTCAGCGTCGAACTGCTCTACCACTTCAGTAAGACCCCGGCTGAGGCCCGGCGTCTGGCTGCTATGGAGCCGTTGGCTGCTGCCCGTGCGTTTGGTTCACTCGAATCCCAGTTGTCTACTCCGCCCCCCTCACGGATAGCGACACCCACCAAAACCGTCTCGACCGCGCCTGAACCTCCACAAACTCTAGGCAGTCGGCATACGCCGAATGCTGGGGATGAGGTTGAGGCTGCGATTCTAGCCGGTGATACGGGCCGCTATATCGAGGCCGAGAACCGTAGGGAACTCGCTAAGATGAAAGCGGGCCTGAGATGACATCATGCCCAGCAATGCGTTTCAAAATACGAGTTGGTTGTCGATGGACGGCGTGCGCCGTCTGGTCAACCTGCTCGTCCTAGACCAGTTCTTCAACCACGACCACAACGAAGACTTCGACAAAGAGTTCCCGGTCGGGGCCACGGTGCGCGTGCCGTTGCCACAGCAGCCGGGGATTCGTGAAGGCTTGACCTACACGCCCGAGGCGGTCGATCTGAAGGAAACGACCATCGTGGTCGATCAGATTTTCGGCTCGGACTTCGAACTGAACGACGTTGAAACCGCGCTCAATGTCGTGCGCGGCCGGGAACGGTTCAAGCGCGACTATCTGGAGCCCCGCACAGCCAAGATGGCGCAGACCTGGGATTCGCGGTCGGCGAAGTATGCCGCGATTCACTCGTCGCAGTTCGTGGGGGTGCTCGGCACGACCCCGACGACCTTTCAGGCGACCAGCGGCGCGGCTCGGCAGAAGCTCATCGAGGCGGCGTGTCCGCCTGGTGGCAAGCGCGGCATGATCATCCCGCCGGCCGTGATGACGAGCCTGGTTGCCGCGATGGCGAACTCGTTCAACCCCTCGGACGATAT